AGCGATTAGGGTTTTAATCTGATTTTTGAGTGTCATGGTGAGGGGTGTTCTACTTTCTGAGGATTGGCTTTCCCGCCATTACTGTCGAGCAGCCTTTCTTTTTCAATGGAGCCTTAGCCATTAATTCTTTCCCTTCGCGGTTTGGGGTGTGACGGAGTACGCCGTGGCTTGTTGCACGGCATACTCTTTTTTGAGGCGGGCCTCTTAGCCATCGGAAGGCTCGGCGGCTGCGTCAGCTTCCAACTGGACCATAGCTTCAGGATCCGTCATGCCTGGATAGGCGACAACAACTTCGGAGGTTTCCCAGTCATAGGAGTAGCGCCATAACTCAGAGACGCCTGAAACGCTATCCGCGACAGCAAAGTTGACATCATCTTCGTAGGCGGATGCGACATCCGCACCCGTCCCGTTGAGTTTTCCAGTCGAATTAAAAACTAGCTTCATCAGTAGCGAGCTCCTGTGTTATCTGTCCCATTGAGAAGTTTTTGATACCAGTAGTTCGTCGGAGCAAGGCCCGCGTAATTAGTAGGTACTCGCCACATGTGCTTGGGCTCTCGCATCATTTGCCAAGTGCTCCTAGAATTATCTACACTACCCCCAACATTCACATTCGTCCTGTTCACCAAGCCGTGAGCTCTATCAAAGCTAGTCTCGTTAGGAGGTCGCTCATAACCGACAGGGAAGGCAGCGCTGCCGCTTGCGTAATTCCTTACCGTCATTGCGTAGTGGAAGGGAGTGCCACTATCTGCATCATGGATTTCCTTAGTACGGGAGAAGTCGTAAACAGGAGCGTATGCCAGTGCACCGCTCATGTTATTAAGGTTCGTCATAATGAAGCCTGACTTCCCGATTGGAGAAATCACAGCACCGTAGGAGCTCTCCGTATTGGAATAACGCCCCCAAATGGAAGGATCGTCTACACTGACAAAAATGCCAATAAAACCGCAATGGTAGTAGTAATAAACCCAACCCAAACACAGCCACTTATTATCCCAGGAGAGGAACCCTTCATGCGTGTGGTTTGTCGTGCCCTGGGCCCAGCTATAAGAAGTCGTTGACCCATCGGGGTTCATTGCGACGGCTGTGACTGAGCCCGCGTTTTCCGGCTGCGTGTTCAGGCGATAACAAAAATTACCGCTGCCGCCTTTCCAAGACATAATAACTGAGCCGTCGTTGCACAGCCAAGACTTAGCCCCGTGACCATCCTGGTTGTTTGAAATGTTCCTGAAACCGTTAGAAGTGAGCCCTAAATAGGTTGAGGAGGAACCCTCCAACCAATCCTGCAATGGTGTGTCGTAAAGGTTTGAGCCAGATGCCCCATCCCAAATGACCATGTGCTGATTTGAAGTTGAGAACCCAGTCATCACGAAAAGACGGTTCAAGTTCTCGTTGTATGAGAACCTTGTACCGTAGATGTTACTTGCAAAAGTTTCACTGCCACTCGTAACAACCGCCTTAAACTCGTCTGGTGTATAGTCCCACCATAGAACCTGATCCTTGGGATCAAGCGTCCCTGACATCCGATAATCCGGCCAAGACTTTCGCCCTTTGCGCGTATCTCGGTAGAGATAGAGATACTCAACTTGATTAGGAGACAAGAGGGAGTGCTCCTGACGCGTGCCCTCCGGCCCGATCCAAGAGCCAGACGTGTGCACGTTTGAGCCGCCATACTGGTCAGAGTAGCCGCCATTGTAGCTTGTGTTGTACGCGCGAGGCTCGTAGTAGGCCGACCCCGTTTGGTGATCTAAGTCGAAAAGAACTCCGCGAGACCCCAAGTTCGACCAAGATGTCCAGTTAAACGCCTGGCTTGCCTGGGCAGAGGTCGAGCTTCTGTCGGCGGTTGACGGGTTATCTTGGTTATAGAAATAAGTGTCATGGTAGACGGACCCAGCATAGCCATTACCTGTACCCGTATTATAGGTCGTGCTGTAGTTACTCGCCGAGTGGAAATCCCCGCCGCCGCGAGAGCCCATGTAGCTATTCGTGCTGATTATCTCACCCATGCTGTCTATGATCTCAAGCCCCATACGGGCTTCATTAACATTGCTGTTGTTCGTCCCACCAACGCAAAAGAGAGGAAGACCCTCAACGCGGTTTGACTGATCTGGACGAGGACCGGAAACTGAGGCTCCAGAGGAACCACTGCTCGCATTGGATGATGTAGCGCCTACAGCGCTACCGCCGATTAGTGTGCGACCCATATCTCTTACTCCTCAATTCCGTGGACACGGACAACAACGCCGTCGCCGTCCGTCCGAACAATTACTTGCTCACCCGCAGAGGCCATCACGCCAGTGCGCTCAAGAAGTGCGCCAGCGCCGAGACCCGCCTTGTCGTAGATGTCTACGTTAGGAAGCTCGAAGAAACGCTTCTCACGCATGAAGGCGTCACCGTCGAAGGTTAGGTCATAGCGGCGATCTGCATCGCCGTTGTTGGCGTTGTAGATATTGACCGTTGCGAGCGCTGTCTGTGTATCGTGTGGCGCAACTGTGTCTTCGTCCACGATGGAAATCGCGTAGCCCATGTTGGTGTGGTTCGGGCAATAGAGGTACAGCGTGTCAGGCGCAGAGGCAGGAACTTCCCACTCAATGATGCGAGCTTGGCCATTGTAGGTTGCGTGGTCGCTTGCCCAGGTAGCATTCGTCGTAGTCGTAACCGCGAACGGTGCCGTAGCTGTAGGGTCGCCCATCATGAAGGTCATGCCCGTAGAGTAAGGCGTACCGTTTGAGTGCGGCCCACCAGATACTTCAGAGAGCTGAAGTGGGTGGCCGTTGTTAGTAGTAGAAAGCTGATGAAGGCGGTATGTGCGACCGCGAACAAATGTGAGCTCGGTCACGTTTGCCGTAAGATCGTCGTTCACAAACTTGTTCTGATCGTCGATGCTCGCAACTGCGATGCCGACTGGTTGCGCGGCGTAGCTCTTTGAGGTGCCCCAAGTCAGCCCCAGGTCTGAGGTGTTGTATTTTTCCCCACCTGAGACAACGATAACGAAGTTCGAACCCTCTGCGCGGATGTCCACAACGTCGTCGTAAGTCACGCCAGTTGGGAAATCGAAGACGCTGTAGCCAGTAACAGGGAATGGAGCCGCAGCAGTGTAATCTGTGTAGGCTACTTTGTTTCCGCTATAGGCAATGTATAGATTGCCTTCGTTCTCTGTGGAGCCCTCGATTGCAGTAGCTCCGATCATGTAACCAGAGATGCCAGTGGGAGGAGACATCGTGTTCGACTGGAACTCAGCCTGCGTCTGCGGCGTGTCATCGTTGGAGATGTAGTTGAAGCCCGTCGTCGTTCCGATGATGAAACGCTCTTCTGCGGTCTTGACGCCAGCAATCTTGCTGATCGCGCCCAAGCCCCATGTGAAGGCAGAGCCATATGAAGCCGCCGTAGCGCGGTAATCGGCAATGGAGTTTACAACAGAACCCGCACCGCCGGGAACACCTTGAACATAAGCGAGCGCAAACGCGCCTTCTTGGTTCGTCGCCCAAAGAATGTTGTCCGTCGCAGTCTGGCCGTAGGTAGTAGCCGCTGTAGTGGCGGCTCCGCCAGAGAAGTAGTTGTCAAATGTATACACGCCGCCGTCAGGAGCGGAGCGAACGTAGAGCTCACCACCATTATAAAACGGGAGAGGGTTGCCAACTGCCGATGGGTCACTAACCAAGAAGAAGTTGCCGTCACCATTTGCGGTCTGCAAAGTTTCAATCTTTTTAGAGGAGATTGGGTTCGAAGCAGTGTTCGCAGCCGGCGGATCAACAGGAGTGGTCTTGAGAGCAGTCATCATCTTAGATGTACTTTTGCCGATCAAGTCCAGTGTGTTGTCGGTATCAGCGTCAACCCATGCCTTGTTATAATCAGTCGGGGTGAGGTAATCCTCAAAGTCACGAGCCTGATACTCCTTGTCGGACACATAGAAAAACGCGTTTGCCGTTCCAGCACCGTTGTTAAGGATGTTTACGTTGAATGTGGCCGTGCGAGCGGCTGGGACTGTATAAACAACCTCAGTATCACGCGCGTTTACGACCTTTTTTCCTAATAATCCGTTTGCCATGTTGTCCTCTTAGCTTTGCGACAGGAAGAAGACCTTGGACGGAGACATCTGGTAGGCATTAAGCGCCGACTGGATGCTTGTCTGAAGGCCGTTGAGAGCGTTTTGCTCAGTTACAGACGCGGCTTGTACAGCCGAGACCTGAGTTGCACCCTCCTGCGTAACTTCCGCAGTTCTATTGGCGCTCTCTGCCTGGATGGCAGAAATTTGTGCAGTACCTTCAGCGGATACAGCCGACAGATTGGCAGCACCGTTGAAGATTTCTATCATTCTCGTGAGGTACACGAGGTCAGCGTTGGGTGTCGCAGCGTCTAGGTTCTGGAGCCGGGTAGATAGCTCGTTGGCTAAGGACTGCTGGTCACTAACTGAAATATTTGGCATTAGAGGCTACTCCCGTTGAATAGTTCGCCATGGATTTGCGCGATGAGGATGCCCTGCGCAATCGTAGTTGGTGTCGTCTGGAACGCTTGGTTCGCGTAAGTCTGGGCGTTGTCGCGAGCAAGCTGCGCTGCCGCAAGAGCGGCTTGAGCCGCGTCACGAGCACCTTCCGCATCAACCTCAGATGCAGCAGCCGCAGTCGCGGATGCTTCCGCGTCAGAACGCTTTACTTCCATGTCGGCGAGAGCAGTGGTCTTGAATGACGCTAGGTCAACGAAAAGATCAGTGAAGGAAGCAATCTCTTGGTACTCGGCGTCGGTGCCAATGCGCAGCTCCAGCGTTTGAGTTGCGGCAACTTCGCCCGCTGCTGGAGTGTTTACATAGCGAAACTCGAACGTGTCGATGTCACCAGTGGCCTCATCGAACAACTTACCCATGAGTTGAGCAAGCGTAAGATTGCCCATCTCCGCATCTTCGAGATAGGTGTCAAGAAGATGTGGCCCCGTGTTAGCGGAGCGAAAGTTTAACTGCTCTGAAGGGACGCGGGTGCGTGCCATCGGTTACTCCTCGTTTGCCAGTTGACGTAGCTTCGCAACCCGAGATGAGGACATCTGAAGAAGCTCCTCTACGTCATTAACGCGGGCGGTAAGCTGGCCGACATCGCCTTGAGAACCTTCGCGTATGCCTAACAATGCACTGCGGATAGCTGTCATGTCGTCCCGAATTGGTTTTAATTCTTCATTGATGCGAGCGTTGACGTATTCGCGGATCACGCTGTCAACTTGTGATGCCCATACTCGGCTGTTCGCGTTCATCGCTTGTCTCCTATCGGAACGAGGTTGCCCTTCTGAACTTCATTCTCAACTTGCTGCTGGGGCTGTACGGATGCGCCGCGAGCTTTCTCCATCAGCATCATCTGTTGAGATGGCGTTGGACCTTCGGCTTGCTGCTCTTTGCCTATCTTGAACTGGTCGAGGTCGGAGACGCCCATGGAGCGGATAGCCTCTTCAACGATCTTGCCCGAGTTGTATTCCATCGCCATGCCAGTTTCGTTAAGTGTTTTCAGCATGTTGATCCATGTCTCGGCATTGCGAGTAGGCTCAAGGGGCAGGGTTCCGTCTACGACAAGGTAGTCAATGTCGCCCTGGATTTCAGATATGTTGAAGTCGAGGTAGCCGTCCTCAACCATCGAAGCGACAGCAGATGCGCTATCACTGTCGCTGAT